TACCGGATGATATTGATTGAGTACTGGATATTAGCTCGATGGCCGGGAGGAAGGGCCAGCACGACATTCCAGTAGCCAGAGTGAGGAACAGCTATATTAGCGGGAAATCTAGTGTAAAACCCTCCGTAATATGTGCATTGCCGCCCCGAACGATACTTAGAGTAATTGGTATCATCCAGAACCAGTACGTTAATTTGATGAGAGCAATGAACGCTGATGACATCGCCATGATCAGCATGTTCTCTGCTGTGAATGTAAGACATATGACCTCTCTTGCTGTGTGTGAAAAATACACAGTATCAGCGAGAAACATTTAGTAATATCCTGATAAAAGATCAGTGCCGCAGTCGCGGCATTTTTTATGCCCGGAGGAAACGTGGCAACTGTTCAATACCCTCCGTTCCTGCCGCTTCCCCAGCGCGCCGATCAGAACATGACGCAGGATACAGCCTGGCAGACGACGCAGACGGCAGTCGGCCCTGCGATATTTACCCCGATCACCACTGACCTGAAGGCGACATGGACGCTGCAGTGGATATTCACGCTGGACCAGGCCGAGCGGTTTAAGTCATGGTTGCGCTCGCCGACGTACTGCGACCGGGGTCGTAACTGGTTCCAGATGCCGATCGACTTGGGCGACACACAAGGCGTGCAGCAGCAGACGCTTCACTTCGTCAGTATGCCGGTGCAGACCAGCAAAAACGGCAGCGTCGTGACATGGACAGCGACGGTTATCAGCAACGGCATCGAGGATGTGACCGAGGATTACGACGACTGGATTGTTGAGGCGCAGCCTGGTTATGGCTACTGGCTGGATTACCTGGTGACCGAAGTTATGCCGAGGGCCGACTAATGCCGACATTGAGAGAGTGGAAGGAGCGGCGGCCGGCCAGCGATATCAAACAAACGGTGGAGTTTTATCATCCGGCTTTCGGGTATTACCGTGTGGTGAACAACCTGTTCCGCCCGGCGACGTTCGGCGGCAACTCGTTCGAACCTGCGCGGTTCAGCGTGACCGAGCCGGCGCAGGACGGAACGGCGGTCATATCAATGACCATAACGTTTGTCGCCGCCACGGAACATGTACGGCAGACACTGAAAAGCTGGCGCGGCGCGGCGCGCATGACGCCGATTAAGTGCCTGTATCAGCAGTGGAACGCGATCGGCGATGCATCATCCCTGAAAGACTGGACGCTTTACGTGAACGACATTTCAGCCGATGCCAGCAACGTCACCGTGACCGCTGGAAAGACTAACCCGCTGACGCTGGCCAACTCCATCATTTACACCACGAAAGACTATCCCGGGCTAATCACCGTATGACACAGAGCGACTTTATCGGGCTTGTTAACGGCAAGCCCTGGGCTAACCGCACCTGCAGTTTTGAGCAGATGGACTGCTGGGGCCTGGTGGTTCTGTATTACCGGCATGTGCTCGGCCTGGAGCTGCATCACATCGCCGGCTACGAATCGGGCGCGGATTTCATCACCTGCTACGAACAGGAGCACGCGCACTGGCGGCGTGTGCCGGTAGCGGCCACCGGCTGCATCGCCGTTTTTTACCGCGGCGAAGTGCCGGCGCATATCGGTGTGATGACCAGCCCGGTGAAATGCCTGCATGCCCGCGGCGAATTCGGCTTCGTACGCTGCGACAGCCCGCTGGCATTACTGAAGGTTTACAGCAAAGTGGAGTACATGGTGCATGGTTCGATATGAATTGCAGCGACTGCCCGGCGCGCCGCTGCAGCGGGGAACGGTAGATGCCGGCACCACTCTGATGAGCCTCCTGGATTCTCTTCAGTTGCACCGCGATGTTCTCGTGAAGCTGAATGGCCGCGCTCTTCCTGACGATTACAATATCAGCCGGCCACTGCGATCCGGTGACGTGGTGGCTGTGTTCGACCAGCCAGAGGGTGGAGTAGGGAAGCTCATCACCACGATATTGCGTCCGGTCACGAAAATCCTCTCCGGCGCGCTGAAGGTGTTCGGATTGTCAAACAAGCCGAGTGCATCTGTATCGGTTGCGACGGGAGAATCGCCGAATAATGACTTAACCGGCCAGACTAACCGCGCGCGGCTCTATAAAGGGCGCCCGAATATTTACGGCCAGTGCCGCGTGTTTCCCGATTTGATTCAGGAAGCGCTGTTTGAGTTCGTCGACAATAACAAACAGCTAACGGAGTGGTTCGAGGTCGGTTACGGCCGGTACACCATCTCCTCGATCCGCTACTCAGAATCGAATCTCGGCAGCCTGGCGGGAGCGAGTTCTGCGATTTATAACCCGGGCGACGTTATCGGCACAATTGATGTCGGGTATCAGTTTGACGACGTGGATAACGAGACTGTGCCTGGCCTTAATGAGTCTCAGGATTTCCCGGCCCAGACCGCTACCACGACGGCGCCGACATCGGTGGCGATCGAGAGCAATCAGCTTAAGGCTGTTGTGTTGTCGAACGATGATAACTTTGCCTACTTCGCTGCGCTGGCGGTGCCGCACCCGGTAACTTTCGTCATCAATGCCACATGGAACGACGGCGGCACAAGCGTCACACGAAACGTCACCGGCGCCGGGAATATCATCTCCTCAGAAAGCTTCATCGGCGAAGACACTCTTTCGTACACGACATTTTATATTGGCGAACTCTCAGGAGAAATTACGTCTTTGCCCGGCGACGCGGTTATCAACGCGATGCTATTCACACTCAATGACCAGACCCCGCTGGTTATCGGCCCATCAGTGTCGCCGATCGTCTCGACGCAGGTCTGGGTGCATGTGCTGGTTCAGCTCGGCGCGACCGCAGGCACTACGCAATACCGGATCAAGTTCTGGCAGGTCGATGACGACAACAATCAGGTGCCGGGGACTTCTGAGCAGTACGATTATTTCTTCGACAACGATTTCCAGGTGACGACGCGTTACTTCCGTACCACACATAAATTCACCCCGGCGGCCGGGTCTGGGCGCTATGCGGTAACCATTGAGCGCCTGGACAACAGCAACGATGCCAACGTCGTAACGCTGATGGCGATCCACGCGGTAAACGTGCGGGAAAACGTCGTTTATCCGGAAGACACGATTGCCCGCATTACTATCAAGGGGTCGAACGACAGCAACTCAAACCGCGAGCAGAAGTACAACATGCTGGCGCAGCGGCATACCATCAGCTACGACAGGACAACCGGCACAGTTGATTACACGCTGCGGCCGAGTCGCTCGTTTGCTGACGCTATCCTTCACGAATGGGTGGTTGTCGGTAAACAGGACGTTTCCAGTATTGACGTCGTCGCTCTGTATTCCATTGCTGACTCACTGCCGGATGCTCAGCTTGGGTATTTCGATTACACCTTCTCCGATGAGAAACAGCCGCTGGGTGAGCGCATAGCTACGATCGCCAATGTGGCCCGCGTTGACGGCAATAACATCGGCGATGTGCTAACGTTCTGGCGCGATGAGAAAGTGACAAATCCAGATGCGGTTTTTGCGCGCTCAAACATGTTCTGGGACGAGTACAAAGTCGCCTGGCAAATGTCTCTCCCTGGTGGTTACGACGGCGTGGCGCTGGACTACGTCGACCCACTGACGAACAAGAAGGCGTACATCTACCTGCAGATCGACAGCGGCGGTATCACTGAGGTTGAGGATGCCACGGTTAACGCGATGCAGATCAGCCTGGACGGCTGCCGCAACTCCGCTCAGGCTAATGACCGGGCGTGGCTCGAAGCGAGAAAGCTCCTTTACTCGCGCCTGACCATGACGGTGAAAGTGCTGGAAGAAACCCAGGTGGTGCGCGGTACGGTTGTTCAGTGTCCTGATATGTACGACAACGCGCAGCAGACCGGATACATCACCGGGCGATCCGGGGATGTGTTCTCGACGTCAGAGCGTCTCGACTTTTCTCTCGGCGATATGTGGGTGGTGATGACCGACAGCCTCGGCAATTACCGGGGGCGCTGGCGGGCCTATCCGGTAAACGGCAAAGCCAAGGGATTCCAGGCGGCAGCTGACACCTTCGATCTGAACATTTACGACCGTAGCACGGTGCAAAACCCCAGCCGGTATTTCATCGCTACCGACTCGGAACTGAACTCCACAATATGGCGCGTTGATAGTGCCAAACCCAACGGTGACGATACTCAAACGCTTTCCCTGACTGAGTATTCAGACTCGATTTATCCGTAACACACAGCAGTAATTACCAACCTTCGCGCACACCATTAGATTCAATTCTGAGGGCTTCGTGCGCCTTTTATAGGGCGACATGCACAATGGCAGAAGTACCGTTACCAACTCCAACCGACAACCAGGTGCCCAGTACGGATATTCGGGACGCAGTTTATGCCGGCGCCATGCTGGATAAGGTTGTCACCAGTACAGAGCAGAAATATACAGACCGCCTCGGCGGTGAACATTACACCGTTGACGGCATCAAGGCTGAAGGGGATAAAGTCGTTGAGGAAACGCGGCAGAACCTGATCCCTCTCAGCCGGCAGTACATGACCCTGGAGGCTGCGCAGGCGGATATCGCGAATATACCGTCAGGCTCAGCTACTTATGTACGTAGCACTGATGGAAGCTCTCTTGCAGATGAGTACATCAATAATGCGGGTACGTTACAGCCTACCGGCAGAAAGATGCCTTCACAGGAGACTATCAACGCGGTTTTTGATTTCATCAGTAAATTTATTGTGAGTGGTGACGTCAGTGATAACTATTTTCCGTTTTTCACTGATGGTGCTGATAACGTTCCTGTGTGGTGGGATGATGGTTTTGCGGTATCACGAATTTCATTAGCTCTCTATCAGATGATTTATGATGACGTTCATTCTCGGCTGGGTGATGCGCTTAATTCTCAGATAGATGATTTATCAAACACTTTCTTTCCTCTTTTTATTGATGCCAATAATAACGTTCCGGTTTGGTGGGATAGTGGATTCGATGTATCTATTATTTCCGAAAGTCTTAAAGCAAAAATATGGAACTATATTAATTCCATTATTTCACCAGCCCTTAATAAAGCGGTCCCGCTTGTATCGGCGGGATTCGTTCCGGGCATGACTGATGGTGCTGATAACGTACTGTTCTGGTTTCAGGATGGAAAGTTTGATGCTTACGGGGTCGGCCCAAATATCAGCGCTTCACTGGCCAGCGCATACCAGCGCCGCATGTATACCGCCTATTACAACATGCCGCTGCATACCGACAGTCGAACGCTGTGGCGCTGGAAAGCCAAAAAAGCCCAACTCAAAGCCGGGATGGCTACTCAGCCTAATTTCCTACTCACAGGTGACAGTTGGACACAGAATAATGAACTTGCGACCGCTATTGCAGGCGTACTGAGCGCTGAATATGGTGACGCTGGTTTAGGCTGGCGAACTGTGAACTATGGAGCGTCGCGCGATGGTTCAAATATCTTTCGCTCTGCCGGCTGGGATTTATATGACGCCTCGCCAACGAGCGGCGCCCCGCTTTATGGTTGCGGCATTGACGGCCAGTCCATCAACACCATAACGAACACGGCCTATTTCAACGTGACTAATGTCCGCTGTACTGATTGCCGTATTTATTATCAGGACCTGAACGGTAAGTTTCAGTACGGCTACGATGTTGGCGGGGTCACTCAGTGGACTGAGGTTGTCTGCGGGAATACCGGCGCGACAAAATCGGTGTTGCTGACAGGCATGGCTGACGAGGTCAGAACCATCTATGTCAAAACCGATGGCAACACGGGGCGTGTCGCCATTCACGGATTTTATCTGTGGCGCAGCGGCGTTGCCGGTTGCGTGATGAGCAAGGCCGGTAATGCCGGGATTCTCGCCGATCAGTTTTTGCTGTTCTCCGACAAAATCTCGGAGTATCTCAGTACCATTAAGCCTGACGTGATCGCTATCGTCATTGGCAACAACGACTATCGCATTTCGACCGGAACCCAGACATTTCGCACTGCGCTGCAAACCTATATGGCCGCCTGTCGCGCTGTACTGCCTGATGTGGGTTTCATCCTCATGGCTCCCCCGAGAACCAACGGCACCGCGGTAACACCGCTCGTTGATTTCCGTGACGTAATGTACGACCTCTCTCAGACGCTGAACTGTGAGTTTTTCAGTATTTATGATCTGTTCGACACCTGGACGGAAATGAACGGGCTTGGCTGCTTCATTGATAACCTGCACCCGAGCACCGTTGGCGGAAACATGATCGCTTCATCCCTTAATAACGCGCTGATTAAAGGCTAAAAAATATGAGCACAATTTATATTCCAAAACTGGGCGACATTGTTATTCCAGGAAGCCATCCCAAAAAGGGGCATTTTATGCTGCCCGATTTGCCTGTCACTACCGGACTGAAGGGTATGCATGTTCAGGGCGGTAATGCCGCGCTGAGCATCAGGAATCTGGCTGACAGCTCCACTCCGCTGACCATGGTAGGCACACCGACAATTTCCCCGACCTTTGGCGCTGTGTGTAACTTCAGCAACTGTTTTGATACAGGCAGGGTTTCGACCCGGAATCAGACGCATATTGTAATTTGCAAACCGGTAAAACCGACGGCGGCTACCGAGCAGCAACAGGCGTTCATGATGGGTAACTACAATTACTCTGGCTCACCGATCGTCTACCGGGGGGATGGCCTTGCTTTCATGTTTTCGTCGCAGAGTTTGTATGGTGCCTTTGTTGAAGACAACAATGCCACCCCGACCAACATGATTAATAACTTCACGACCAATTATGACGTGACGAAATGGGCGGCCTTTGTGTCACTGATTGATGGCGATAATAACATTGCCAGAATCGGTGGGCGGCAGGGAGGTGCGCTTGCATGGCAAGGTTCACGTACGCTAACCAACAGGACTGCTTACACTGGCAGAACCATCAGGATAGGGTCGCATCATGCTGGCGCAGCGTATCCGGCAGGAGCGGATATTACTATGGGCATGGAGCTGATTTTTGAAGCAGCGCTAACACAGGCCGAAGTGGCTTCTGTTATCGACAGTATCAGTGCGTATCTGAATGCGGCATGGGGCATTAACGATTTGGGTTAATACAGTGATTGTAGAGACTTGCGGCTGCCATGAAAATTGATAGCCGCAATCTCTCTTGATCTTCCCTTTAAACAAAACTACTGTATGCATAAACAGTGTTTATGTGAGCGAGTCTATCATGCAGTTCTACACGCCCGTTGAGTTACGTAAGATCATCCTGATTCCGTTGTACAGCGACCTTGTGCAGTGTGGTTTTCCGAGTCCCGCGCAGGATTATGTTGAGCAGCGCATCGACCTGAACGAACTGTTAGTCAATCACCCCTCAGCGACTTATTTTGTCAAAGCTGCCGGGGATAGCATGAAGGACGCCGGGATCGGGGAGGGGGATTTACTGGTCGTGGATAGCTCAAGGACCGCAGTTCATGGCGATATTGTGATTGCCGCGGTGGACGGGGAATTCACCGTTAAGAAACTGCAGTTGCATCCACGCGTTCAGCTCAACCCAATGAATTCTGCATATTCGCCGATAGTCGTCGGAAGCGAAGATACTCTCGACGTGTTCGGGGTCGTTACTTACATCATCAAATCGGCAGGCTGAGATGTTTGCGCTTTGCGATGTGAACTCCTTTTACGCATCGTGCGAGACGGTGTTTCGTCCTGACCTGCAAGGGCGGCCAGTTGTCGTCCTCTCAAATAACGATGGCTGTGTTATTGCACGTTCTGCTGAGGCGAAGCCCTTCGTTAAAATGGGGGAGCCGTACTTCAAACAAAAGGACATGTTTCGCCGGCACGGCATTATCGCGTTTAGTAGCAACTATGAGCTCTATGCCGATATGTCCAACCGGGTAATGACTACGCTTGAAGAGCTCTCTCCGCGCTGCGAAATTTACAGTATTGATGAGGCATTTTGCGATCTTACTGGCGTTCGGAACTGTCGCGATCTTACCGACTTTGGCAGGGAAATTCGCGAGACGGTTCTGCGCAGGACGCACCTCACGGTCGGTGTCGGCATAGCACAGACTAAAACGCTTGCGAAGCTGGCCAACCACGCTGCGAAACAGTGGCAGCGGCAGACCGGAGGCGTGGTTGATTTGTCGAATCAGGAACGGCAGAGGAAGTTGATGGCGATCTTGCCAGTTGATGAAGTGTGGGGCGTTGGCCGCCGAATCAGTAAAAAGCTGGAGGCGATGGGGATAGACACGGTGCTTAAGTTAGCCGATACGGATATCCGTTTTATCCGGAAGCATTTTAATGTGGTTCTGGAGCGAACCGTGCGGGAACTGCGTGGTGAATCATGCCTCGGGCTGGAGGAGTTCGCGCCGGTAAAGCAGGAAATCGTGTGCAGCCGTTCGTTCGGCGGCCGTATCACGGAATACCATGAGATGAGGCAGGCAATATGCAGCTATGCGTCGCGCGCAGCGGAGAAACTCCGTGGCGAGCATCAGTATTGCCGGTTTATCTCAGCGTTCGTTAAAACCAGTCCCTTTGCGCTCAATGAGCCATATTACGGGAACAGCGCATCCGTAAAGCTGCTAACGCCAACCCAGGACAGCAGGGACATAATCGCTGCGGCGACGAAATGCCTTGATGCAATCTGGCGAGACGGGCATAGATATCAGAAAGCAGGAGTAATGCTGGGGGATTTCTACAGTCAGGGCGTTGCACAGCTGAATCTGTTCGATGACAACGCACCGCGGCAGAATAGCGAAAAGTTAATGGAAGTTCTCGACCACCTCAACGCAAAGGACGGAAGGGGGACGCTCTATTTTGCAGGGCAGGGGATCCAGACCGCATGGCAGATGAAGAGAGAAATGCTATCACCCCGCTATACAACGAGATACAGCGACCTACTGAAGGTCAAGTGATCGGCTCTATTAATTCCGGCCCCTGATTCTTAACGTTACCCACCGCGCGGGACACAGGGTGCCAGGTGAAATGGTTCGCTGACACTGCACCATCAGCAATTATTTCCTCCGCCTCTTTCCCTCCGATATCCTGCCTCATCCATTCGCGCGCTGCTTCCGGCACTAACACTAACGGCCGGCGGTCGTGAATATCGACGAGGCCCTGATCGGCCGCAGCGGTCACGATCAAAAATCCTTCAGCTTCATCGCCGCGCTCGAAAGGTACGCTGCCGATAGCTGCCATGAATATTGGCTTGCCGTCCTTCCTATGGATGAAATAGGGCTGTTTCTTGTCACCTTCACGCTTCCACTCAAACCAGCCATCCGCAAAACAGATCGCCCGGCCGTGCTGCCAGAGAGGCTTAAACATCCGGCTGGTTGCCGCGGTTTCCACGCGAGCATTGATGAGCGCAGGTTTATCCCACCACCCGGGGGCGTAACCCCAGTGAACGGGATCGAGGTGCAGCTGTTCGTTACGTTCGCTCAGCAATAGAACTTTGGTACCGGGTGCCACGTTGTAGCGACCGATCGGTTCGGGGTCAAAGGCGATATCCCGCTCGGCCTCTTCAGCCAGATAAGCCAAGTATTCTTCACGGGTTTGAGCTTGTGCAAAACGTCCACACATAGAAACCTCCAGTCAGTAAGACTAAAAGTATAGACGTCGCAGGTGAGCTCTCAACGAATGGGTGATCTTAGGGAAGGGCGTTATCATGAAAGAATGGTGCGCACCGAATTTACATGATTAACGCAGGAAAGCTGCTTCCAGTTTGGGGCATGAGTGGGACACAGAAGCACCGCAGATGATTCACAGAAGAACATAGAGAGTGAAATCCTCTGCGGTAACTTATTAAGATTTACCCAGATACTGCCGAAGATAACGCAGGAGTAAAAAATACTCCTGCCTATCCTGAATAAA